GCACCGTCCGCGTGGTCGCAATGCAGGACGTCGACATCGCCGTCCGTCATCCTGAGTCCTTCAGCCGCGGCGCTGATACCCTCTGATGTTGATTGAGGTCCTACGGCAAACGATGCTGGCGGGCCGGGTGGTTCGTGTTGGGGATGTCATTGAGGCATCCCCTTCCGACGCCAAGCTATTAATCGGCATCGGCAAAGCAATCGAGGCCGCCGCCCAGGTGGCCGATGTGGTTGAGACTATTGCTCAGCCGCCCCGCAAACCATCATCCCCTCGACGGAGGGCGAAACCATGACCATTCACAACCTGGGATCGAAGACCGATCTCCTCTCTATTCATAACAACGCTGTCGTTTCGGCAACCGGCGCTGGCACCCCCGCCAACGTTGACCTGGTCGATTACGAAGGCGACGTTGCCTTCATCATCGATGCAGCTGCCGCTGGCTCTGGCGTCACCCTGACGGCCAAGATCCAGCACAGCAACACCACCACCGCTGGCGATTTCGTCGATGTGACCGGTGGCGGCTTCACTGCTGCTGCTGCAAACACCGCATTCCGTCAGAAGATCTATCTGGACAGCAACGACCTGCGTCGTTATGTTCGCGTGCTCTTCACGGTGACCGGCGGCAGCGGCACTGGTGCCGTTTCGGTTCAAGCTCTCGGCTCGAAAAAGTACAGCTGATGGCGATCACGGAAGATCTGGATATCTTCCTGGCAGACTTCGGCGTCAGCTGCACAGCTGGCGCCGTTACTGCTAATGGGATTTTGGACATGCCGAGCCAGATCCTGAGCGATGGCATGGTGCTCAGCACTGACTACACCTTGACGGCACGGGCATCCAACTTCGGCACCTTGATCCGCGGCAGCTCTATCACGGTTGATGGCGCGGCCTACACCGTGCGCGAGACGATGCTGATCGATGACGGCAAGTTTGTTCAGATCGCTTTGCAGAAGACATGAGCAGCCCCTTCAAGGTCAACACACGCAGCCAGTGGGCAACGCTGAACCCGGTGCTGATGGCCGGCGAGCCTGGCCTTGAAAGTGACACCAGCAACCTAAAGATTGGCAACGGCCGGTCGCCATGGTCAAGCCTGCCGTATCACGGCTGTCCTGGCTATTGGGGCTCTTTCTGGGATGGCACGTCGCAGGTCGCGGCGCTGGCTAACACGGCCTATCCGATCAAACTGCGGCAAGCTGACAACGCCAGTCGGGCCGTGAAAATCATCTCAGACGGCCGCATCACGGTCGATCACGCTGGTGTGTACAGCCTCACGTTCTCGATCCAGTTCAGCAATACGGATAACGAAATTCACGACATCAACGTCTGGTTGCGCAAGAACAACGAAGGCAGCGCAGGTGACGTGCCGGCCAGCGACAGCCGATTCAGCATCATCGCAAGGCATGGCAACGTTGACGGCAACGTGATTGGTTGCGTTAACTTCGTCACTCCCCTGGCCGCAAACGACTACATCGAGCTGATGTGGATGACCAGCAACGTGGCGGCGTACATCCACGCGGAGCCAGCTGAAACCAGTCCGCCGCATCCCAGCATTCCTGGGATCATCTGCACTGTTGTCCAAGTCGCATCGGCTTAAGCCATGGCCACCAAACGCGAGACCATCCTGGCGGCGATCCGCACGGCGTTAACCAATACAACTGGCGTCAGCACGCGGATCTACCGCAGCCGCGTCGAGCCGTTAACCAGAGGCGAGCTGCCGGCAATCGTGGTCGAACCGATCAGCGACACGGCCGAGCAGAACACCAGCCTGCCGACGCTGGACTGGACGCTGACCGTTCGGATCTCGGTGATCGTCCGCGGTAACATCCCGGACCAAGTGGCTGATGCAACAGTCGAAAGCCTGCACGCCAAGGTGATGGCCGATCTCACCCTTGGCGGCAATGCCTACGATGTGCAGCCCGTTTCGGTTTCTTTTGATCTGGTCGAGGCTGATCAGCCAAGCGGTGTGATCAGTTGCGACTACGCTGTCAGGTATCGGACCAGAGTGGCCGATCTATCCCTCAGCCCGTAGCAGCTACGATAATGGACGAACACAAAGGCCAGGGCGGCAGCTATCTGGTCGATCCCAAAACCGGCAAGCGAAAGCTCGTCGAGCGGACCCAGCCGGCCCCTCATCCAACCTCCGAGGTAGCCTCCGATGGCATCAGTTCTGACTCGCCGACGCCTGATTCTGGCGAAGATTGAAAGTACATACGGGACCGACTCTTCGCCGACCGGCAGCAGCAACGCGATCTTGGTGCGCAATCTTGAGATCCAGCCGCTGGTTGCTGACACGGTGAACCGCGATCTGGTGCGGCCGTACATGGGCCAAGCCGATCAACTGCTGGCGCAGGTTCGCGTTGAAGTCAGCTTTGAGGTTGAGCTGGCCGGTTCTGGCACTGCTGGCACCGCCCCCGCTTATGGTCCGGTGCTCCGCAGTTGTGGCCTGAGCGAGACGCTGGTCACCAGCACCAGCGCCACCTACGCGCCCGAGAGCGCTGGCTTTGAGAGCTGCACGATCCACTATCACGAGGATGGCATCCGTCACAAGCTGACGGGCTGCCGCGGCACCTTTGAGATCACCGGTGAAGTTTCTCAGATCCCTGTCATCGCGTTCACGATGACCGGCATCTACAACGCCCCCACGGACGAGACTCTGCCGACCCCCACCTACGCCAACCAAGCGGCCCCGCTGCTGTTCAAGCAGGGCAACACAACCAGCTTCGATATCTTCTCCTATAGCGGCTGTATGCAGTCTTACAGCTTCTCGATGGCGAACGATGTCATCTACCGCGAGCTGGTCGGCTGCACCAAGGAGATCCTGATCACCAACCGCGCACCTAACGGCACCGTTGTGATCGAGGCCCCAACCATCGCGGCTAAGGACTTCTTCACGGCAGCCACTGGCAGCAGCACTGGCAGCATTGACTTCCAGCACGGCACAACCGCAGGGAACATTGTCACGATCACGACCGCTCAGTCTGACCTGGGCAACCTGACCTACAGCGATCAGGACGGGATCCAGATGCTGAACATCCCCTTCATTGCGGTTCCGACCAGTGCAGGCAATGATGAGCTGTCAATCGTCTACACCTGATCCGCGTGGCATTCGTCCTAAAAAAGTCTGGCTCTTACAGCTGGCCGGTCCATTTCGACATTCCAGTCGATGGCGGCCGCTTTGAGCGCCAGACCTTCGACTGTGAGTTCAAGCAGATCTCTCAGACCCGCATCCGGGAGATCAGTGAAGGCATCGGGTCCGATGGCATGACTGATGGCGATGTGGCCGCCGAAGTCTTGGTCGGATGGTCTGGCGTTACCGATGACAACGGTAAGGACGTGCCATTCAGCCAAAGCGCTTTGGCAGATCTGCTGGAGGTTCCAATGTTGGCTGGCGCGATCGTGCTGGCTTACTTCGACAGTCTGCAGGGAGCCAAGCGAAAAAACTGATAGAGGCCGCCGAGCATTGGGCAGGTGGCAGCGTCGTCGATCAAACAGCCGACGATGCAGCCGCCTTTGGCCTTGCCTTGCCTGATCCGGAGCGGCCGCAAGATCTCGACTTTGAAGTCCTGCCAGAAAACTGGCCTACGATCCAGATGTTCTTGCGCGTCCAAACTCAATGGCGCACAGCCATGAACGGCTTGGTCGGACTTGACTATGGTGCAGTTGAGTGGCTCTTTAGACTGTATGCAGTGGACGACCCACGCGCGCTGCTGGAGGGGCTGCAAGTGATGGAGGCCGCCGCCATCGTAAAACTTAACGATCAGGGGAAATGAGATGGCGCTGAACCGTGACGCGGCATTTCGACTTAAGGTCAACGTTGACGGCGCCAACCAGATCAGCGCGTTCAGCCGCAGCCTGAAGGGCCTTGAAGGCACGGCTCAGTTGAGCAAGACCCAGCTGGGCCAGATGAACATCCAGATCAACCGCATGGCGCGGGAGGCTGGAAATACGACCGCAGGGATCCGGCAGCACATCGCAGCACTGACTTCGTTGCGCGATCGTGTTGAGCTGAATAGCAAGGCGTATCAGCGACTAGGCAACGACATCGATCGCTTGCAGGCAAAGCTGAGGGCAGCATCAGACGTCTCGGCAGCGGGCGGTGGCGCAGGTGCGTTGCAGGGCCTTCAAGCGCTCCCCGGGCGCCTGGCAGCGGTTGCAGCTGCCACGGCTGGCATCGTGTTGGCCACGCGGTCAATCGTTGACACCGGCATCGCGGCGATCGAGTCAGAGCGTCGCCTGCGTTCTCTGAGTCAAGGCTTCGACGCTTTTACGCAAGTTCAGTATGCAGCCGCCCAAGCCGCTCAAAGGTTTGGCATCACTCAGACTCAGGCGAATCAAGAGTTTGCGCAGATCTACGCCAGGCTCCGACCGATCGGGTTGACCCTTGACGAGATCACGACGGTCTACAACGGCTTCAATACCGCGGCAAAGCTGAGCGGCACCAATGCACAAGAAGCTGGCGCTGCATTCCTGCAGCTGAGTCAAGGATTGGGGACTGGGGTTCTGCGCGGCGAAGAGCTGAACAGCGTCTTTGAGCAGACGCCAGTGGTGGTTCAGGCCATCGCCAAGGAGATGGGCGTTGGCGTTGGACAGATCCGTGAGCTGGCCAAAGAAGGGAAGATCACCAGCGACATCGTCATTAATGCCTTGCGCAGCATTGAGAGGGATGGGGCATCCAAGCTGGAAGAAGCACTGAAGGGTCCAGAGCAGCAATTTAGAAACCTAAGCATTGCTGTCGAGGATCTGAAGTTGACGGCTGCAGATTTTGCATTGCCGGCGATTATCTCTGGCGTTCAGGCATTGACATCTGCCGTTCGCTTTTTGAATGACATTGTCAAAAGCGTCGACTGGGACCTGATTGGTCGTGCGTTGGCGCAAGCCGGTCCAATCGCTACCGGTGGCGGATTGGCAGACATGCCCCCAGCTGGGCAGCGTCGCATGACGAGGCGGTCGATGGGGCCTGCATTGACCCCTGACATCATCGCGGGAGTGCAGGCACGCAGCGCAGCTGGCAGGCGACGGCCGCGCGCAGCAGCTGGCGGCGGCGGCGGCGGCGGCGGGAAATCCGCAAAAAGCGAAATCAGAGAGATCACGCAGGCAGAGCTGGACGCCAGCATCAAAATCAACGCAGCCCGTTTGGCAGAGAACGAACTGCTTGTGGCACAGGCTCAGTTTGATTTGAGCATTTTAGAAATCGACAAGCAAAAACTAGGAGTCAGGGCAAAACAAAAAGAGCAAGGCGAGGCGATCAACCGGTTGCAGATGGCAGAAGTTTCGGCCGCAAAAGAATTGGGCTCGGCAATAGCGCAGGACTTCCTCGAGAGGACAAAGCTGCAGGAGAATTACAACCGCACAGTCGAAGATCTGGAGATTAAAGCTGGCATAATTACCGGCGAAAAACTTAAAGAGCTGGAGATCGACCGAGAAGTCAAAGCTATTCGCGAGCAGTTCCCAGCCCTGACTCAGGCTCAAATTGACAAGATCCGCGGATTG